CCAATGACTTAAGCTGTAGGTCTGTCTTAGCGTTAATCTCAGCCACAACGACCTTAGTTTGGTTGTCAAGGTCAGCTTTGTATTTCTCAAACTCTAGCTTTTGACCTTCCAACTGCATACGCATTTGCTCTAACTGAGCTTCCATCTGCATTTTTTGTTGTTCAGCCTGTGCTTTAATCATTTCAGGGTCTGGAGCTGGTGGTTGTGGGTTAGCAGCTGCTTGCATTTGTTTTTCTTTCTCTGCATCAGCGAATGTATCAAACTCACCCTCAAGAGTACGACCAACACGGAAGCCTTGAACCCCGAACTTGAGCAAGTCCATCAACAATGGAGTCAACTCAGGCACAGCTTGAGCGCCTTGTATGGCTTTCTCGATAAACGAGCTAGTGGCTTGCAAGAACTCTACACGGTCTTGTTTCTCTTGGGCTTCATCAGCGTATAGCATAGAGTCTGTAGCAATCTCAATGCGGAATGTACGCATAGGGCTGTCTTTTAGCAACTCAATAGCTTGTGGCACTAACTGTTGGTCTGTTTGACTTAGCAACTCTGCACCACCAATCTTCATAATGGTTTCAGGTTGGAAGTGTTGGCAGATAATCTGTGCTTTAATCTTAAGTATTTGTGAGGCAAAACGAGCAACTTCGTCTTGGTAAGTCTTAAGACGCAATGTAGCGTACTGGCCCTTGATTTGTTGGGCAGTTGCTGTTTCGTTAGCGTTACTTGCACCACGAACAATGTCAGAGATACCTGTAATGTCGTAGATTTGCTGTTTAACTTGACCCATAGCTTGATAAGCCATGTTCAATGCGTTAGCAATAGGCGTTAGGTCAACGAACTCTACAGCACCACCTAAGCCACCTTTTTCAGCAAAGGCAGCGTAGTTCTTAACAGGGATAAGTGTATTGTTGTCACCCTCTGTAAATAGACGGCCTAGGTCAGCATTTGCAGCGTCATAGAAGCCACGAACCTTCATAGCGTCTACTAGACCCTTAATACGGTCTGATAGCGTGTCTAATTCGTTAGCTTGGTCTTGGTATAGAGTGAAGTCAGGAACTGGTACAAGTGACTCATTGGTCAATGTAGAGAATATAGGCTCTGGACATGGGAAGAATTCCTCTAACTGCAATGGGTCTTCACGCTTGTCTAGTATCTTGCCCATGGATTTACTAATCCAATAGACGCACTTCTCTTCTTTATCCCATACCTCGTAGATTAGACCACGCTTAGTGACACCCTCAGTCATCTTAGTGCGAGGCTCATCAGGTGAAGCGTCTAGTGGTATTCTTTTCCACAAGTCATCAAACTTGTCTTCAGGAAAACGCTCTTTAAGCATTTGGCGAGTCATGTAGACCTTACGCCATACGCAAGACACCTCATCCCATGTCCTGGCAGAGTTATGACCGAAGTCACGCCAATGCACATAGTCTACTGGTGTTTGCTCAATGTCTAGGTATTCAGATACGGAGTCGCTGTCTAGCTCGTCTTCAGACACGAAGGTGTCATCTGTTTCAATGATAGGCTCGTAGCGTATCCATGATGTACCACGACCACCTAAGAAACGGTCATAGACGCATGAGTTAAGAGAGTGGTAGAAGTCCTCTGTATTGCTTATCTCAAAGTCTAAGGCACGCTCTAGCAACATAGACGCAACACGGGCAACAGGGTCACTGTCTTTGTGTCTGCGTGATACATCGGGTTTAGGCATACGGCTAAAGGTTGCAGCCTTCAGAGTCTGTACATTAGCCCACAAGATGTTGTAGTGAGATTGAGCCGTAGTTGTTGTACGGTCATCACGGTAGCGTTTGAGAATCTTCTCTACACGACCTTCCCACTTAGCAAACTCCTTGTCGTACTGGCTAAACATATCAAGGTATGTTTGTACCTCTGACATTATTTGCGAAACCTTAGCCATGAGTTATCCTTAACCGAAGAATACAGTTGCGCTTACTGTGCCACCAATGACAATGTATAAGCCACTTGCTACTGACGCTGGGATTGTGTAATAGGTAGCAGCCGCTGGTGTAAATGTTTCAACCACTTTAGCTGTTGTAGTTGTAGTAGCTGAATCGTAAATAGTGATTGTAGGTGTGCTAGACGCAGCAGATACGAATATGCCTAGTAGGTCTGTGCCTATTGGGCTTACATTGCCTGTAGCTGATATTAGCTTGTAGCCACCAGTGATTACTGAGTTCATGGTTAAATCCTTTTAGGTTGTTTAGGCTGTGTGGCCCATAGTTCATCGAGTGTGACATCGGTCTGTCCGACCATAATGCCTCTAATTGGTTTGTCTTCTACCACAGGCTTGTGTTCTTCACGCCAGTTGATAGCAGCATAACGCATAGCATCTGCCGCATGAGATGTCCAATCGTGTCTAGGTTTATCCCTAAACATTTTCTTGTCATCATCCCACTCACGCTGATACTGTTTGAGAGCCTCTAGGCCATCATAACAACGCTCTTTATCAAACCATGCTTTAGGCATCATTTGTCTTACCGCCTGTATGCCATCATGTAGTGATAGGCTAGGTGTGATTGCCATCTTAGTTATGCTCAAGTGTTCGGCCAACATCTCAATGACTGATTTACCACCAGAGGCTAAGGTCTTAGCTCTAGCATCGTGTGGTAGGAAGTGCGTCTTGTATTTATAAGGCTTGCTTAGTATGTGTGCAGCGTAATGGTCAATAGACTTACCACTAGCAGCGTAGTAGTCAATGAAGTGAACCTCACCTTGCACTACTTGATAAAAGAACACAGCAGTGTCATCAGAGTAACCTAAATCCCATGCAGTAAACACAGGGGCAAACTCATCATACTCTACGCCAGTTATGCGTCCGTCTTGCTCTGCTTGGTATAACTCACGACCCCATATAGCACCAGGCAATGCAGCATCAAAGTCACACTCCATCTCTTGACGCCAAGCATCCTCAGATAGTTCAGACTTTAGCGAGTCTATTTCAGACTGAGGCAATATGCCTGAATCGTCCACTGTTATCTTAAGAGCCAGCCACTCATCACTATGTGTAGCTCTGTCGTATGTTTCGTAAAAGGCGTTACGGCCTTTAGGCGTTCCAATGATTACCGCTTTACCTTGTCTATCAGCCAATGCAGGACGGATGATGTACTGGAATACATTAGCGCGCCAATCCCCATACTCGTCACACACAATGCTATCAAGGTAAAGACCACGAAGGCTGTCAGCATTATCAGCACCAAATAGTTGAATCCTTGCACCGTTCTTGAAATCAATGCGTAGCTCTGACTCATTAATGACGATGCCATCAATTACCCTAGTAAAGTATTTAAAGTAGTCCCATGCTACAGACTTAGCTTGCTTATAGAATGGCGCTATGTATGCTGCACGAAAGTCATTACGCTTACTCATCACAGCTTCTTTTATAAGCTGGTTGACACAAGCTACTGTTTTACCTGCCCTACGGTGGGCTACTACAACCTTCCATCGCTTGTTGCTAGTGTGTAATGGTTGAAACGCTTCCCTAGGCTTATAAGGTATTATTCTTGCCATGCGTAGACTTCAACATCAGCAGTAAGCTGTGTTGTCTGTTCAATCGCTTTTAAGTCAGGTAAGACTTTGTCTAATAAAGTCTTTGCTATATTAACTTGTATTGCTGTTAGCTCTACTTCACCTTGAAATGCGCTATATAATCTATTGATTATTTGGGTAGCTTGAATCTTGCTACGCACATCTTCCTGGTGTCGTCTACCAATCGGTCTGCCAGCTTGTTTTCGTTCTTCGGCCATGTATGTTCATAAGAGTGGTCTTACGCCTCATAATAGAATAGATGGGTTACTCACATAGCTTTCACCCAAAAAAATGGACTCTGTCTTTAGGAGAGTCCGAACCCAACGGAGATTAGGTTAAAGCTTGGTATATGAATCCTATAGACGCAACTATACCAGCAAGTCGAATGGTAGCATATTTTACGCTAAAAGTCAATACACTTGACCACTTATTTTCAATACAAATTCTTTTCTGTCAGTTTTTGTTGCAACATAGCCATTGCATTATCGTAATAGCGATCTAATACCTTCATGTCCATCATAGTCTTTTGGCCCAAGTAGATCACATAAATAGCATTACGCTGAAAAGCTGGCAGATCGTCTATTACTTTATCTACCACTCTTACGCTGTGGTTGTCTACCTCGTCAGCTATGTCATCAAACGAGTGTACACCGCCTGTATGGAAGCCAGATGATTTAGACTTGTAGCCTAGCTTGTTGTTGTCTGACTTCATGTACTCACGCCACATATCTAAATAATATATCACTCGACCTAGTTCCATTAAATGTAATCCTCGTATTTTTCTAGCATTTGGTGTACCTCGGTGTAGGGGACAATTACAACCTTACACATACCTTCCTTAACAATGTGCCTACGCACTAGCCATATAAAGTCTATCTGCTCATCGTCTAAGAACACACCAGCAGCTTGTAGTGCGTCTGTGGCTTGCTTTTCGTAGTTAGCTATATCCCTGCGTCTGCGGTCTGGAGGGTAAAAAGCATAGAATACGGCCAGCCTTCCCTCTATCTTAGCTTTTGCGTCTACTACTATGTCTTGCACAGCCTCTCTAAACTTCTGTGTAGGCTTGCTTAAAAACTTTCGCTTGCCTCCATAATGGTGGGAGTGATTTGTACTAGGTGGCCAAGGAAGTGTAAGTTTAATCATCTAAATACTTTTTCCTAATAATTTTTTTGTTTCTGTTAAAAGTATTTTGCTTTCGCAAAATGTATTCTCACCGTATTGCAACCATCTTTCTAGACATTCTTTCATTGACTTGGTTGTTTGCTTTTCAACATCAAGCATAGCCCACGCTGCTTTAGAGTTCTCTGTCATGCAATGCAATTCACGATGAGTTACCAACAATTTTTCAATTATCTTTTCTTTAGACAGCGAATCGTAAATGCTTAATCGTTTTGATCTACAGAACGAACATTCCATTTTATGGTCTGGATTGTATGTTGAGCAAGAAAATCCTTCTATGCCGCAGTATTCACATTTCAAAATCAAATCAACTCCTTTTGAGTTTTTTCGCCTAATATCTCTGTCAATACGGCTTCAAGCATATAATCATACTTGCTTATGCCAGACCCATCTATTGAGTCTGCCAATCCCATCCAGTTATTAACACGCTGTGCAGTATTAACCCTACCTACATGAACCCATTTGTCTAGCATCTTTGCTGCTTTGCAAGCGTTAAATGCCTCATTAGATACTTTAAACGCATCAGAGCCACCAACAAATACAGCGTCTACTCTATTCCAATCAATGTTAAAATTACCTATGCCATCTTGTAGCACTAAGCAAACAGGCAATGGACTAATTTCATCATAAAACTGATCAAACAATTCTAATGTTCTCCTAGCATCACCAACAATATCTGGTGAGCAAACAAATTTAGGCTGATTAATTAACTCTTGCTCTTTAGCTTCAGCTACAAGTCTACGCCATTTTTTCTTTTCAAATTTGCTAAAGCATCCGTTATCTAAACCGTAAACTTTGTCGCTTAATGCGTAAGCTGTTAAAGGTGTGCGTAATTGCCCAAAGTTATAATTGTAGCGTTTACTGTACTCTTCAATTTTAGCAGGTGAGCAATCTAGCATTATCTTCATATTGTAGCCCTATTATTATTTTTATTACATAACATAACTATGTTTTTACCACCAGCATATCATGCTCAATAAAGTATTGCATAGTCATCCTGTGAGCCAAATCCCACATATCTCTACGGTCTTGTTTGTTTAAAGACATTCCATTGTCCAGATTAAAATGGCATCTAGCACACATAGCAGCCACCATAGCATCGCTGGCCTTGATCCCAGTACCCTTACCATCACGCAGTTGGTTAGAGTGTGCTGCACATACTGTGCCGTCCATAGCGCCACATGATTGACAAGGTATTTCACGGCATAACTCCAAAAGTTTTTTGTTACGATAATTAGGCACTGTATTCACCACTTAAGCTTGATTGAAAGTTAGCTTTATATTTTGAGTTGTCTTTTTTAGGTATTACCCAGTGGTCTGTGTCCAACTCTTTGTGTGACCTAATAATATCGGGGCTAATACGACCTTCATAAATTGCATCCCGTAATGCTTGGTGTATTCCAGGATAATTAGCGTCAAAGTATGCTCTTTTTAAGTTTGTTAAATCTTTACATTGCTTAGGCCATGGGAAGTTATCTTTTTCTGTTGTGTGATACAGCTTTGACCTAGCTCTTCCTTCTACTATGAATTCAGACCACAAATAGCCTTCAGCTTCAAGATGTTTACAGTATTCCGTAATAATGGCTGGCGTTAAATTCATTTTTATAGCAAGATTTACTGCAACAGATGGCTCATCTTTTAAATGTAAATACACTACCGCCAAGTTTAAATCTCTGCTTTCTTTTTTTAGTTTGTGAGCTTTTTCTAAATTGTTTGGGTTTGCCATTATATGTTTCCCCATTGATTTGCCATAGCGTCAGCAATACCTTGAAATGTTTTGTTTCTTACTTTTTTAATCTCTGCCGATCCGTAAGCTAATTTTTTACCATCAGCACCTACTGGATCACACATCCAAGATGCCATTTTTTTACCAGTTGGAGTTATGTAAAAGTCACCTTTGCCAACAACATTTGTGTGTTGAAGTAATGGTAAATTTTTAAGCCATAAGCAAGTTGTTTTTTGTGCTTCGTGACCAAAGTGCCAAGGCTGAATAATTTGACTAGGTTTTTTATGTATAGAACTCATTATGCCAACTGGATTTTCAACGCTAATCTTTTCAATAGGCGCATTTACCATTTGCATAAAAAAGTCTATACCTTGTTGCTGTCTGCCATCTTTACGCTTTTGTTCAAAATGCCTAGCACCACTTACGGCAAGAT